GTCTCCTGTCGCTGAGGATGCTCCACAGTTTCCTGTCGCTGAGGATGCTCCGTTGTCTCCTGTCGCTGAGGATGTTCCTTTGTATCCTGTCGCTGAGGATGCTCCACAGTTTCCTGTCGCTGAGGATGCTCCACAGTTTCCTGTCGCTGAGGATGCTCCGTAGTTTCCTGTCGCTGAGGATGTTCCTTTGTCTCCTGTCGCTGAGGATGCTCCACAGTATCCTGTCGCTGAGGATGCTCCACAGTTTCCTGTCGCTGAGGATGCTCCGTTGTCTCCTGTCGCTGAGGATGTTCCTTTGTCTCCTGTCGCTGAGGATGCTCCACAGTATCCATCAGAATCCGCTTCTGGTTTTACTCTTTCTTTCGTATATTCAATAGCTGCTTCTACTAATCCTGCAATACTAAGTTTTGCACCAATTTTAATTTTTGTTGATGCAACTTTGGTATCTTCTGATTTTTTCGAAAGTTTTCCACTCTGTTCAACTTCATGATATACACTTTCCGAAGGACTATAATAACTAAGACAATCCAACGGATATTCACAAGCATGGAATCCATTTTCACAAACTAATGCATTGCTTTCTTCATATTCTTTACCTTCCTCATACTGAAAGCCTCTGCAAGTCATGTCTTTGTTGAATCCTTTGTATGATTTAATAACTTTACTCATATTCTCTATACTTTCTCTTCAATCATTCCAGCATTTCTGTTATCTGTAATGGCATTTCTGATAACTAAACTCATCTTACCGAACAGTGTTTCGTTTCTCACTTCTTCTCGGTAAGATCGCATGAAGTTTGAGCTAGCCACCTGTTCATTGTAATTTTTGTCAATTGCCCATGTTCTTAACTGACTAGGGCTGCCAACTGCTTTCTGAACAAGCTTCGGAAGTTTCTCAAATTCTTCATCAGCATAATACCCGCATCTTTTGAGTGCTTTGCTGACAAGCGACCACGCTTCTACTTCGTTCATCTGTTTTGGTTGAGTAATGAACTGAATCTTCTCCATTAATTGTCCTGGGACTGGTGCAAAACCTTTTGTGTCTGATCTGATGTAAGCCATTAAGGCTTGTTCAACAACGCTGTATTCTTCTTCTTCGAATATCTTCTGCCACATATTGACGGTGTATTGCTTGTCTTGCACATCCCATTGAGGATACGTGGCTTGAATCATCATTATGATTTGAATTGTTTCATTTTTTGTCATGTCCGTAACTCACTCCATTCAGAAATCTTTCCATTGGCAGAATTTGCAGTAGATACACTCTGATTTAAGTAACTCTCAAATTTAGTCCCGAACAACGTCTCTGGTCTCAAAAACTTGCTCATGTTTGTCCCGTTCCACTCAGCGTATTTCTTGTCAATCACTGCCTTGAAATCATCAACAGTGAAATGTTCATTCAGCCTTGCTCTAATATGCTTCTGAGTGCTTTGAGTTTGATATCTGTATCTTGCTCCGGTTTTCATATTCAAGTATGATATGATTTCTTTGATTGACTCAATCTGACTGCTTGTTTCCTCAATTTGTGCGATTTCTCTATCAGATGTAATCTTGTCAGTTGCCTGGATGCATCTCTTATCCATCTGAGATTCATCAAGAGTGTAAGCCTTGTTCTTTTTCAACCCCAGCATCTTCTTTTCATCAATGCAGTCGGTTGGCTTATATCGGTCAGATTGAATGTAGTTATGCATTCTCCAATGCTTGATTACGATAACACCACTTTCAAACGTCAGAATGAATCTCTTCATAATTAACAAGTCATAATCATCATTCGAAGCACCGCACATTCTCTGAATCTTCCGTGGATTGCTGACAAATCCATCATCGTCAGCATTCATTGAAAGATGGAAGTAAAGCATCTGAGAGCTACTAGGCATTCCCAAAAATTCATCTGATTCTGTGATTCTTTTCGTAAACATTCTTCTCTCTCCCAAATCAAGCTCCCCCTGGCTTTAATTCTGCCTTTCTTTGTAAATATCTCTTTCTGTCATATTCTTTCTTGTGTTCCATGTGAGATTTTCTCCACTTTTTACATTTTTTCGTATTGCAATCAGTGTCATAAGAACTGGAACGATTCTTTTTAATCCTTTCCTTATTCTTCAGATAATATTGTTTATTGTATTCAGAACGATCTCTTTTGACCGTATGCTCTTTCCTGTACAGCTTTTCTCTCTCTGCTCTGTATTCATTGTCCGTACCTTTATGATACTTTTCACCTGTTGACTCTTCGTAAAACTGATAGTCTCGATTATTAGTCTCTGACATATCGCTTGACGTAAGTTCGTCCCATATACAATCGGAATACGGACAATTAAAACAATCTGGATGGCAACACTTTTTCGGCTTATAAGAACGGGAGTTCATCTTCAGCACCTTCAGGAATAGACATAAAATCGTCTCCGCTAGAACCGTATGGTGATTTTCCAGCTTCTGCATTGCTAGAAGTGGAACTTTCATTACTTTCTGATTTACTCTGGGCGATTTCCTGTGACTCTACGATAATCTCTGTCGTAAAAACAGTCTGTCCATCTTTGTTCTTGTAACTGCCGGTCTGAATTCTTCCGGTAATCGCAACTCTCATTCCTTTTCGGAAATATTTCTCTGTGAATTCTGCTGATTTCCCAAACACTGTACAATTGATAAAATCAACTGTAGGCTCACCGTCTCTTTTAAAACGCCTTTCAACTGCCAGTGAAAACTTTGCTACTGAAACACTTTCATTTTGTCCATATCTCACTTCTGGATCACGGACAAGTCTTCCAACTAAACTTACATTGTTCATTCTTCTACCTCTTCAATTGTCACTTCTACTCTCGGTTTCTGCTTGTCAATATCAAATGCTAGTGTTGGAGTAAGTACATCATCCCATCCATCATTTTTGAGGACTCTACACTTCTGTAAAGCATCTTCAAATGATTTTATAAAAGCTGACGCAACGTTCATTCTGTCATGCATCTTATTCTCACAATAAAATTCGTAGTGAATAATTACAGGCCTATCAATTTTTACTCCGCGCAAATCCTTGCTCAATTTAATGTACTTAGCACATATCGCATCATTCTTGCTCTTTTCAGAATTTCGATACTTCTTTGTCCGGTGATCGTACATTCTTCCACCCAAAAGCTCATTTAATCCGCTTTTAAACCCTTTAACAGTCACATGATATTCCATTACTTATCACCCTTTTTCTCGTTCTCTTCTTCCTCTTTCATCAGCTCTGAAATCTGACTTGCTGTCTTCGGCTGCTCGAACCAATCTGAGACGGTTGTTTCTTTGTGAATCAGACCGTTATAGATTCCGGTATATTCAACCAGTTCATCAGAAGTCATGGTCTCAACTTTGTGGTTCAGACGTTTCTCAATCATTTCCTGTGTCACGCCTTTCTTAGAGAAGTACGCAACCAGTGTTCTTACTCTGTCAGACAGTGGTAAGCTCTCTTCTCCCCTGAGAGTCTTTTTGCACTCATTGATACAGTTTTCGATAAGGTCAGGTGGCAAAATCGCAAGAATACGGCTTCTGAGTCTTCTTGCTCCATCGTTTGCAGTCTTCTCATAGATGTCACGCTGAGATGTGAGTTTGCTATTCCCATATCTAGTCTCCCTGATATGCTCAACAGTAAAGTTCTGACTGGAAATAGTGTTCGTTTCCAAATCCCATGCGTAAGCCTGCATTTCCGAACGTCCATCTTCGTGAGATAGTTCCTTGATTCCGTAGTCCATGTTTCCGTAGCAGCGAGCAAGTTCCTCAGCGAATCTGATCGTGACTCCTGTTACAGTCTCTTTTCCTCTTGGATAGGAATAGAACGCACTTTCGGCAAATCCTTTTCTCTGACACGCTTCAATTGCCTTGGTGTAAGACTGTGTGTAGTTTCTAGGAAACTGTTTCGCCAACAGAAGCTTTCCCTGTGCTTCTACCATGGCTCTGCTTGACTCAATAGCAACAGTTCCCTGATTTATTTTTGATGTATCAGCCATTGGAATTGTTGGTACTCCTACCTGATACTCTTTTACTTCATTGTTTGACATAGTTGTTTATCCTCCTATTCAAATTCTTTCTGTAACCATTTTGGCAATCCAAGACTCTGTACGTCACCGGTTTCGCCCATGTATCCATACCAGTTGTCAGTAACCTTGCAGTTCTACAACATGAACAACCGTTGACTGATATTCAAGTGGGATGCCATTGAGACGATCATCACTGAATATCTGAACAATTATCGCATCTGAAAACATTTGACCGCCTCCTTATGGTTAAATTTTCGCATAAAAAAAGAGAAGCAAGTTTTCACTTTCTTCTCATATTTATGTCATATAGTGGCTCTATTTTATTTACTATTTTGCGTACACACTCTCGCTGTGTACCGTATACACTTTTTACACACTTTTGCTGTGTAAATTCGTGTAAATACGTGTAATTTTATGAAATTCAGTGTGTATGCCAAATTGCTTGAAACCCTTATAAACTCAGTGTTAGAACGGTGTTCCGTATAAATCGTACGGTGTCACCTGATATACGTAATAATTCAACCAGTTCGTATACAGGTTATTGCAATGCGCTCTCCAGGTCAGCATTGGTTTCTTCTCTGGATCGTCGTTCGGATAATAATTCTCCGGAATCTGTGGATTCAATCCTTTCCCCATATCTCTCTTATACTCGGAATCCAGTGTCATTCTATCGTACTCCGGATGTCCCATTACAAAGATCTGACGTCCATCCTGCGCCATGCAAAGATAAACTCCTGCTT